CCCGAAGTAGGTTTCCTTCTTGGCTTCGATGAGAGCAGTTTTAATAATATGATCAGTACGGAGCTGAGTACCAATCGAAGATTGATCGCCATTAGCAGGATCATTATAAATACGCATGAGTGTTATCCTTTAGCCTGGATCCTGTTCTGGATCAAAGGCTCAGTTTATTGAGTTTGATGAATTCTTCATCAGACATATTCAAAGGATTGTAATTATCCTTGCTTGTATCTGATGAGGCTGACGCTCGGGATGAGCTGGCAGCGGCTTTTCGTTGGGCTCGTTCTGCTTCTTTGTCTGCAGCGGTCGTACTGGCTTTCGCAGCAATCACTGGCGGTGTCGCTTGGTTAGTTACAGCAGTCGTCTTGCCAGCGGCAGAAACAAAGAGATTGTTTTCATGCATGTAAGAACCGACTGTCTGGTACGCCTCGAAATCATTTACGCCCTGTAGTTTGCCGAGACTGCGTTCGTAATCGACTGCTCTCTTCACCTGGTCATAAATCCCATTCTCCATGTGCGCATTGATAGTTTTAATAACTACCGGGTTCTGCGCAATGAGGGTTTTACTTCCAGCATCCCACTCATCTCCAATGACAGTGAGAGTCTTGTTGTAGGAAGAGGATGTACTGATACTATCCAGCACCTCGTCCAATAAGATCTCTGTATCACTAATAGAGCGTTGTTGTGGAACATATTCTTTTGTGGCATCCATGTCAATACTCAATGGATCAATCTTACTGTCCTTGAGTAGTTGAGTGATGGCTCCTGGTTTCTTCTGACTAAGATCAATTAAGTAGTTCAGTTTACTCTCGTCCATCAATCCATGATTTTCAAGAAGCTTCAATACTTTCATAGAAGGTTTGAGACCAGTCATCTTTTTATGATAATTGGCTCCCATCTGCATCAACTGTATAGCATCGTCAACACTCTTGACTTTAATAGTAGTACCATTGGCTTTGAACTCAGACATGAGTTGCTTACCCATTTCAATATACTGGGCATCCGTCAACTCAGAAGTTCCAGATTTAGGAACTTCTTTATTTTCTACTACAGGAGTTTCTTGTTTATCTCCAGCTTCTGTCGACTCGTCAGCCTTACCCTGCTTATCGTCGGCTAGCGCCTCCTCTGCAGGGTCGGCTTTCTCGTCGTCATCAGCAGAGTTATTATCAGGAGGCGGAGTTTCATCATCCGTCCCTGCTTGATCGGCATCATCCACGGAACCTCCCTCAAAAGAAGAAGGATCCATCTTCATAAATTCTTCATCTGACATATCCAATGCATTGGGAGTGTCAGTCTCTTCTGCAGAATTAGCCATTGTTCAGATCCTCCGCCAGAAGTTCTTCCCGGGTCTGCTCATCATCAGCCAGAGCTTTCTCCGCATTCAGTCCCAGATTGCGAATCGCATAAAGGAACTGCTGGAAGTGACCAATAGCACCAATCTGATTACTGAAGTCTTTCTGACGCTGCTCGTCCTGAAATTGCGGTGCCGCCTTCAGCATGACCTGACGAATCGCATGATCCTTCAGGAAACCATCAGTGATCAACTCTTTGAAGTCCGGGTTCTTTTCCAGACGATCCAAACACTGCATCCGTCTGATCGATGCTTTAGCCTGCTCAATGGAAATTTCGACTTGTTGAATCTCTTGGGCATTACTCATTTGAAACTCCTCGTGTCCTCTGCCCCGATTGTCGGGCTAGAGTTATAATGGCGCAGGCTTATCCTACGCAGATCTTATTTAATTAAATCTTGAAAAGCTTGAGTTATGTTGGCAGCAGCACTTATTGTTCCACCATGCTTAATCGCTTTTTCCATACCTTGTTCTGCAACACTCCCACGACGCATCATCTTTAAAGCATAAGCTGATGGTTTATAAGCAGCGCTTCCTAGCTTGGCTATACCACCAAGTGCGGGCATGAACTGAGCTGCAGCCAAGACGCCACTCACTGAATCATTTTGATCAATCGCTTTGGCATAGTCTTTTGCTGCTATTGCTTGGCCTAATCCAGGAATAAATGAGCCTATTGCTTCGAGTGCGGCCATAGCTTTCTTTGACCGCTCTGGTGACCATTCTTGTTTACCAATCGTACTGATAGAATTTAGATTACTATTGCCCCATTGATCCATGGCAATTTTAGGTTTTGGGCTACCGGGTATAAATTCTGCCATGGTCCACCTATTTCTTTGTTACTGGCTTCTTCGGCTTAGCCTGCTCTTTCGCTACTGCAATGGTCAGCGCATTGCTATCCTTCTGGCTCTGCTTCTCCATATCACGCATGTGTTTCGTACCATCAGCTTCCTGCATATAGTCCAGATCGCCCTTATCTGCCTCTGTAGAGTGCAACCGTCCTTTAGCCATAGCTTCCCCCGCCTTGGCTTGATTGAGGTCTCCCTGGGTAGCGTCACGCAATCCACGACCACCAGCAGCTTTACCTTCTTCGATATGTTTGAAGGCCAGAGCTCTTTCCTTCTCAATCTGAGCATCCATCAGCTCCAGCTCTTTTTCCAGCTTAGCTTGAGCAATGGGATCAGGCTGAGGTTGATACTTCTCAATCTTTTCTGCCAATCCCGGCATCTTCCGCAGACGAGCAATATCAGCCCAGATAATCTTGGAGAAATCCAGATCCATGTTGGGTCCAGCCGTCTGGAGCAAGAAGGCCAGATCCTCGGCTTTAGCCGCATCCTCTTCTGCAGTGGAGATAACCAAACGGAGATCAAAGTTCCCTGCCAAATCATCTCGCCGTACCTGCACAAACTTGCGGTCTGTGATCCGGACTACTTCAGTCTCAGAAAGGAACTCGGCATTCATGGCGATGACCTTACGGCCAACCTCAATGATCCCTTGAGCCAATCTCCGCAGGATTCCTAACTCACGTTTAGCTGCTGCGTCCATCGCCCGACCCGCATTGGATGCAACTGAACCAAGAGACTGAGAATTGATCCCTGACGAGTAGGCTTTCACTCCCGTCAGACTCTCTGCTTCAGTAGCCTGCACAGCCAGCATATCAAAGACGGAGCGAGGTATCTCGGGGAAGGTATGCTGATGCACTCCTTGACGTGGGTCTACCCCAGCATTGAACTCGTAGTTCTGTCCCTTTAGGAAGAGTCTCTTATTGGTAACATCCAACATGTCTTTGCGCATGCCCGTCTGACTATTGGCAGACTTGGCCAGGAGATCAATAGCCCCACGGGTTACAGCCCCGGTGATGTTCTGGTTATCAATCAGCAGCTCACCATCTGGTTCTCCATAGGTGGAGCCACGGACTGGCATATAAACAGCAACCACGAAGGGAGGCTTACGATCTGGAAATGGATTCAATTCCATCCGGATCATGACATCACCAACCCAAGAGGCTACGATCTGTTTGGTGGTCCCATCACCATCGACATCCCATTCACCCCAATAGGTATGAACAACAAACTTCTTGCGAGGCTTGTCCTTGAAACCAAAGGAATAATTATCTGGCTGTACCGGACTATCCGGCTCTGCCAAAGGACTAGGAAGGGCATCTGTATTCAACTTATCCAGATTCTTATACTTGCCATCCCGCTTCAAAGCAGCCAAAGAAGAATTGAATTTCTCACCAACAAAGACAGCCTTGGAAAGGTCTCCTCCGCAGGAAGGGTCAATAATAATGTTCTCGTTGGGAGGTATCTCAATATCAGGCTGATTCTTGGTTTCAACTATTTTAGTGACTTCAATTTCCCCAACCTGCTTAGCAAATAGGGCTTGTCCGGTCTGTTGATAGATCTCCAAAGCATGGTCTAATCCAGGAGTACTTTCATCAGCATATCCTTCTGGATTCTCTAATCGGAGTTGTAGAAGCTGCATGTAGTACTCAGCTAATTTACCTGTAGTATCTGGAAGATATTCGTATTCAGGAACTGTTTCCGTAATCTCTTCAGTTTCAGAGATCCAGGCAGTCTTGACAATAACTGATCCAGTATCTACAGCCTCACGGACATAGTTATCAATGAAATTAACTTTGTTCATCTTGGTATTGAATTGTTGATTCAATACCAATTCATTTTGTCGTGCTCTATTAATATCCCCTGCAGTATTAGGGTAAACATTGAAGATATCAGGAGTACTGAGAAAAGGATCAGACAGGGAGGAGTAACGCCACTCCGCTTGTTTACGAATTAACTTAGGTTGAACATTGGATTGACCTTCTACCTTCTTGCGTTTGGCTGCCCGATTCTCCAACCAACGAGCAACATTAGCTCGGTGATTTGTGTGGTCAATCTCAGCGTCATCCAGGTTCTGTTTAAGATCAGCGATAGTAGGCTCATTCTTCCAATTTGTTAGTTTTGGAAGTTCTGAACCTACACTATTGATATAAGCAGTATCCATATATTACTTACCTCCTCGAACAGTCACAGTACCATAAGCCAATAGATCTACTTGACCATCCAATTTAGTTAGTAACAGATTGTAAGTTCCTGAGTCAAACATAATGTTTTTAGTATCAATTGGGACTATTGTGACTATAGTTTCAATTTCCGTTAAAGTAATATTATTACTAGAGGTAGTCAGAGACAATATAGGTTCAATAGCTTGCCCATCACGTACCCAAGGTTTAATAACAACCAATTCCGCTGAAGCATAAGATTCAATAAAATCTACATATTCATAAATGAAACCATAAAATTCCAAGTTCTCTTCATGAGTTCTTTTATTGTCAGCTATAGTAGGTGTCAATAAAGGAGGATCATAAGTATATACTTTATTTTGAGCAATGTACTTGGCAATAAAAGAAGCACCTCGCCATATAATTAAATCTCTGTGAATAGGATCCATAAGCTACACCCATCCCTTGGTTTCAAATGTATTATCTTGATCACAGTCTTGAATACCCAAACCATACAGTTCCAGCTTCTGACAAGCCAATTCATACTGTTGTTGGTAGCTCGCACTCTTATCAGCATTGACTGTCGAATTATTCGCACCGGTAGGTTTATAAACTCGATAGGCTACATAGAAGAGGAGAGCTTCAATAATAGTGGTGGGAATCTGTAAAACGTAATCTTCTGGATCAAAGCTGCTGTCTAGAATAATTTTGGTAGGATGAGCTTGATAAACAATATTGAAGGTCTGAGCTTCTTCCAGTTTGGTAATTTTCAAAGAGTCTGTAGAGGTTTGAATGATGGATGGAGTTTTAAAACGATTGTTCAAAGTAAGTTCATTACCAATAGTGTCAAAGACTTTAGTAATCTCAATGATATTCAAAAAACCTTCATAGTTACCAGGTTGTTCAATATAACGTGTTTGGCTAATACCAGCCAGGGAAACTACTCGCTCTTCTCGCAAGTAGTATTCACTGATTTCTGGTATGGCATGAAGAGTTACTTCATTCTCCATAAGACGAAGTCTTTTATAAATTTCTACTAAGCCAAGATTGATATGACCTATAATTTTGGGATACTCACTTTCACTAATGCTGCCTGTAGTATTACGACTTAAAGAGATGTTTGAGAATTCTCCTGTAGCCAACATACTAAACAGTTCTCGTAGTGACACCATCAGGCAACCTCGCTATACAACGTAAGAATTAATTGAACATTCATTGTTATTGTTATCTTCCATATCCCACATGTCATCTTTACGCTTGATCATCTCTGCAACTTCAGACGGTCTCCATACTGTAAGCGACGATAACATAGAGATTCCATCAAGACAATCATCATTTTTAGATTTAAATCCTGCTGCTGATACTAACTCCAACTCATTCATTATTTCCAGTAGAAAAGGGGTTTCTTTCAATTCAGTAGGAAAGAACATCTGATGAGTCTTAAACCAAGGAACAACTATATTGAATCGAACCATCTTATTAGTAATTGGTTTGATACCAGGAGAATTTCCATTGTTACTACTTGCCAAAGTAAAGTAACAGTTGCGATCCATCATTTGCCCTTGAATCCAAGGAATGAAACCTCCTTGCTGTCCACTGATTTCAATACCTACAGATTGTGGATTGTATAGTTGAGCCAAACGAAAGAGATCATCAACATTCTTATCCATAGTCTGGCGTTTACATATTCCATCTACCAGGAACCAGAAACCTTTGCTGTTCACTGCCCAGACCATGATGACCGAGTAATCTGCTGATTGCTTGTCACTGGTAGCAAAGTCCGTCGTGATGTAATAGTTAAACTTGGACTTATTGGCAAGGAGAGTTGACCGGCTATACCAGAGGATATCGCCGGCGGTGATCAAGCGATCCTCCTCCGACATGATTCGTAACATTAACTCTTGGTTGAAGTCAGCAATCTTCCCCTGCTTCAGGGAGAAGTCATACTGCTTCTTCACGTACTCATAAGGGAAACGACTCGGCCAAGCTCCAACGAAATCTTCCTTGGTGCAGGGGAATTGGTTACAGACAGGAAAGACATTGACCTTCCAGGCCCCAGACTCGACAGCTTTATACAAAGGATCTCGTGCATTAAATGGAGTCCCTGACCAGATCGTTTTCGAGCGGGTAGGATGGAGTGCGAAGTTGACTGCCTTGTTCACCGTGGCTTCTACAGAGGCTATAACCGTATCCGAGCGAGCATCTTCATCAGAGATCAGGTCATCCAGGATAGCCAACTGAGGGCGTACTCCGAGTTCCTTGGATCCACGAACCCCGGTCTTGCTGCCGTACCCCTTTACAATCAGACGACGCTTGTCAACATTGATAAATTCCCATCGTATATCTGTGAATTGAATGTTAGGAACATACCGCTGCAGAAAGGAGCTATTCTCCCAACGGAACTCCAGATTCTTCCGCATATTCTTGACACCGTTCTCGATAGAATCTGAGACATACAATGCCAAGTTGACCTTTCCAAAGTCCGGGATTTCTCCGTAAACTGCCAGGTACAGGAAAAGATATTCTGCCATGATCGTGGTCTTAGCCAAGCCACGAGAACACATGTTCAGCACCTTCTGATCTGGACCATGGACATTATCCAACATACGGAGGTGAGTCACTGGAGTGGCGTGTTCTTCTCCCTGCTCACCATTCACCAGCTTAATAAAGTTGACAAATTCCAGAGCAAAAGCACTGGGGATATAACAAAGATCCTCAGTGTAATCAACAGAGTTCAACCATTCAATAACGGTCTTCTTAGGGTAGATCGTTTCCTCCATCATTACACCACCTGAGCTTCTTCAGTTGCTCCAGAACCTACCAGCTTGCTCTCAGCTATGGTGCGTACTGAAGCTCCCCCATCTCGAATCATATCCTGCTGCATCCGAACCAATTCCATCGTACTGGCCCGCAGAGCTGCTATCGATTCATCCTCCTGGATTCCCAGTGAAAGCTCTACCTTCTTGACTTCCGGTGGTTTTAAGGTAGCCAGAAGATTAGCAGCAGCCTCACAACGAACTTTCTCACTGGTGGCACTCCGCATCAACTCAGCCTGCACATTC